GTATTGAGCAGACCAGTTCCTAATACTTAACGAAGCTTTTACTTTTTCTAATTCTTCTAGGTTCCAATACTCTGGCCAAACAGGAGCCCCTGAATCTAAAATTGCTGGAAATGAAATTAATTTCCACTTGTCTGCTTTAGGTTCAGACTGAGCCTTGATCAGTCTACCTGTAAGATCATCTTCAGCCCACCTAGTCATAACTAATAATATGGAACCACCTGGTTGTAAACGTTGTCTGGGTCCTGATAAATACCACTCGTACGATCTCTCCATAGCAGTATTAGACAATGAGTCTTGCTCAGTATGGGGGTCATCAATAATTAATAAATCCGCACCACGACCTGTAATGGAACCACCAACACCCGCAGCATAATACTCACCGCCATGATTTGTTTCCCAACGTCCCTTTGCTTTAGAATCTTCTCTGAGCCTCACATCACCAAATATTTGTTTGTACTGTGGTGAATCAATTAAGTTACGAACCTTACTACCAAATCTTCCAGATAACTCAGCATTGTGAGATACCTGCATTAATTTCATTTTAGGATACTTACCAATAATCCAAGCAGGAAAGTAAATAGAAGCGAACTCAGATTTAGTATGCCTAGGCGGCATGTTAATGATGAGTCTCCCTTTCTTCTCACTGGCTATCTTAGTAAACTCATTAGCAATTATCTGATGGTGGCCCCAACGGGTCCTATCAGTTTCTTTACGAAATATGAAGTCAGGCCACATCTCTTTAACAAAATATAAAAAATTATCCTGGCACAGCTTAATGTGTTGGATCCATGCACGCTCAACTTTCTCTCGTAATTGATCTGTAGTTAATAGGTCAACATTAGAAATCTCAGGTCCCATAATGAAATGAACTGTACTGTATGTATAAGTCCTGCACAAGATGCTCTTGGAAAGACACTCTTTTTTTTAAATTTTCCCGTAATAGTTGCACAATTATAAGTTGTATTGGGCTTTGGGTATGAGCCTCAACGGCTCGAGTGGCACGGCTCACGGCTCATTATGTTATATTATATTACATTATATCATTATCGATAATGAAGCGTTATCGATTATAACATTATATTACATTGGTTTTTTGGCGATGTACTCAAGTACGTTAAGAATGCCCGTGACGCTGTAGTCAGTAGACAATACTTCAGTGACCACGGTACACGGGTCAACCCTATACAGTTTAAGCACTCGATGCTCGAGGGGCTTATTGAGGATATAAGCAACGCCTCCCGCCTTACCGTGCTTTAATATCCAGTTAACTTGATACTTAGATATATTACAATTCTTTAGATTATTTGCTTTTAATTCGAGCCAAAATGCAACGGGCTTGTTAACTGTTTTATTAATCAATTTAGAGTTATAAACAAGGTATAAATCTGGTATACCGCTTAAGGTATAACCGCTCTCTATTCTAGTTAAATGACAGTTTAATTTAAGATTAACAACGGCTTTTTTAATTAGTTTATAAATATCACTTTCAGTTGTTTTATTCATTAAATACTACTTACAGTTGAATAAGTAAGGGGTCAATATCCTATTGTTTTTATTGTCTTTTATTTTGTAATATTTTGTATTTTTTTGTTTTATTTTGTATCAAATTAAATTAGTTAAGAGGGTATTAAACAACTAACAAAGGTAAAAAAAACAAATGACTGAAACACTTAATAAGGTATCACCTAAGGAATATTTAACAATTATTCGTGACAACTTAGTTGAGCAATTAGAGAATAACTCTAATAAATGGCATCAATCTTTTATCAATAAAAATATGCCTACTAATGCCGTGACTGGTAAACATTATAATAGCACAAATTTTTTTAATCTAAATTTTGTCGCTAATATAAATAATTACGGCCAAAATATCTGGGCATCTTTTTTAGACTGGAAAAAAATTGGTTGTAAGATTAACACTGGCGAAACTCATAAAGCTAAAGTTTTATATTACGGCACGTTTAAAAAAGAGAATGAAAAAACAAATAAAGAGGATGTCATTCCATTTTTAAAAGCAACGCCAGTTTTTAACATTGCTCAAGTTGATTTGTCGGAATGTACGTTAAAATTTGATAATACCGACAATGTAAATAAAGTTATATCTATTCAAGAAATAGATAATTTTGTTAATGATACGGCGGTTGAAATTAAACATAGTAATGACGGCCGTTGTTATTATGCAAAAACTACCGATTATATCCATATGACAAATAAAGAGAATTTTATTAAAACGTCATACGGGGATGAAACAAGCAACTATTATTCGGTCTTATTTCACGAATTAATACACTCAACTGGTCACTCTCAAAGGCTCGACCGCTTTAAAGATAATGACAAAAAATTTAAAGACAATGCCCAGCAATCATATGCATTCGAGGAATTAATTGCGGAATGCGGGTCAATAATGTTATGCCAAAAATTCAACTTAGAAAAAACAATTAGAGTTGACCACGCTTTATATATTAAAAGTTGGATATCAGCGTTAAAAAATGACGTTAAATTTTTAACCTCGTCATTAACTCGAGCATATAAAGCAACTGATTATTTAATTAAAAAAATCAAAAAAGTTGAATTAAAGGCGGTTGCTTAATATGGAATATAAACCGCAAAAACGGCTCTTAGGTATTAATAACACAAAAATGCTTAAGAGTATTGAATTAGGTTATTTAACCGCAATCTTACATTTAGCCCCGCACAAATTAAGCGGGGTTAACATATGCCCTAAAGCGTCAGTTGGTTGTGCAATGGCGTGTTTAAATACAAGCGGTCGAGGTCGATTTGAATTTACACAAAAAAGCCGTTTAAATAAAACTTATTACTTTTTAAAAGACCGCCAAAAATTCTTATTACAATTAGATAATGAAATTAAAAACTTTAAAAAAAGGGCTATTAAAAAAGGCTTAAAACCCGCCGTTCGATTAAATGGCACTAGTGATTTAATCTGGGAACGATACCCTATAAAAGACGGCAAAAATATTATGGAATTAAACCCAGATATTATATTTTATGATTATACAAAAATTAAAAATAGATTAAGTGTTAAATTACCAAAAAATTATCATTTAACATTTAGTAAATCGGAATCTAATGACAATGAAATAAAAGAATTATTGACAACCGCTTTTAATATAGCGGTTGTTTTTAAAGACAAATTGCCTAAAACCTATTTAGGCCGTGATGTAGTAGGCGGTGATATTAGTGATTTAAGGTTTTTAGAGCCTAAAGGCGTTATTGTAGGCTTAGCAACTAAAGGCAATGCAAAAACCGATAATACGGGCTTTGTAGTAAACTTAAACTAATAATGGAGGATAAAACAAAATGATTTACAACATATGTATAACAACTATTTTTATAATTTTATTAATAGTTGTACTAAAGAATTTTATTAAGATTATTTATTTTACTAAGAATAATAATTTTGATAAAAATTATAAGGCAACTCGTATTAATGCTAATAAATACAGTATTGATAAGTGGGTTAAATAAACAATAACAAAGGAAAAAATATGACTGAAAAACAAAAAATAAATTTATTAAGTAGATTAAATAATTATAAGGAATATTTAATTATTAATATGACTGATAAAAAAGTTTATAATGATACGTGGCAAGTGTCGAATATTAATAGACTTAATAAAGATTTAAGACTTATAAAAAAACTAATTAACAACTAAAAAGGAAAAAAATGAGCAATAGACAAGAAAAAACGGCTTATGAATTTACGAATTATAAGCCCATTAGCGTACATAAAAAAGTTTACGATGAATTAACTGATTTATCCAATAACATTTATGATATTAAATTAAGTTATGCAAAAACAATAGAGCATTTAATTAACTATTATAAAGAAAATAAAACTAAAAAACTAAAATGATTAAAACTATAAATATAAAAACAATTAAAGGTTTAAAGTTATTTAAAAAATATATTAAATTAAATTGGTCTATTGATGGTTATTTAATGAATAAAAAAAGACCAAATTTTATAGTTATTAAATCTTTTTAATATCAATTATTACTGATTTAGGTATTATTGTAGTATTTGCGATTTCATCAATTACGCCCGTTTTTTCATCTTTTAGGGCGTAGTCACCAAATACTCTTACAACGCCTTTATTATCGCTTAATAAATGCCCCTTTGTAGTACATATTGGTA